CTCGTAGTCGGCGTGGATGATGGGCAGGGGCAGGTAGTTGGTCCCATACTCCGGACGGTCCCCCTTGGCCCTGGTCACGCCATCCATGGTCAGCTCGGCCTCCAGAGCATCCGAGATGTCATGGTACTCGAGGACGGTCGTCCCAAGGCCGTTGCCCAGATCGAAGGTCAGGCCCTTGGTGATGAGGTCCTGGATACCGATCAGGCGCTTCTCGGCAATGCCCATGACAACGGTATCGAGCTGCTTCCACTCGTCCGGCCGCAGGGTACCATTGGTCTGGATGGGCATGGTCCGGTAGCTGGACGGCTTGGTCGGGTCGCCACCCACGTAGATGGTCACGTAGGTCCGCCCGTCCTTGTCGTGGACGTAGGGCCGCATGGCGCCGGGGTCGATCCTCCCCTGCGTCAGCAGCATGTTGGCAAGGACACCCTGGCCCTTCCCGTTGATGATGTAGTCGATATTGGCATTCTTCAACATGTTGGTCATTCCTCCTTAGACCACGCGGACCCTGATCCGCTTGTTGAAACCGAGCACGCCCGAGGAGTCCTCGTCCCCCGAGGACGGGGAAAGGTCAAGGGCCTCCTGGGCGGTGCCGACGATGGCTCTGGGGTAGACGGTGATGGCTCCGCCCTCGTTGGACTCGAACGACTCCTTGTCGGCGACGTGCTTCTGGAGATAGCCGTTGCCAGCCGACTCCAACATGTCACCGATGGCCACGTTCTGACCGTCGGCCAGGATGCCGGCGAACTCGTCACCGGGCCAGGGGAGCCAGACCTGGACCTTGTCGGTGGCGGCGAAGTTCTCACCGATGCCCTTCCCCTGAAGCTCATCCTCCAGGGCGACCATGATCGGGGCCGCATTCCCCCCGGCGGTCGAGTGGGCCTGGACCGTGTCGGCGCTGGTCTGCTCCAGGAGCATGCCCGGAGTGAGAACCGCGGCCGCGGCGATCTCCTCGATGGCATCGGAACGCTTCTTGATCTTGACGGTTCTGTAGGTCGACATGTCTTACTTCACCTCCTTGACATTGACCCCGGGCGGGTACATGGGCTCGGGGCCACCGGCGTTGACATGGGGGCTGGGCCCGTGACCCGGGGGTCGGCCGGAGTAGTCGGCGGGCTCTTTCTCGGTGGCGGTGGCCAGGCGACGCAGCTCATCGGTGCCGCGGCTCTTCAGGTCCGCCTCGGTGAAGACATCGGTGTTCGCTTGGACGCCCTTGATCAGCTGAGTACGCTCCTCCTCGTGGAGGCGGAGACCGTAGCTGGTGAAGTCCTTGATCTCCTTCGGCATGAGATCGAGCCACTGCTCCTGGGTCTTGAGCTGGTCCCGGAGGACCTGGGTGGCCTGCTCCACGTTGAGCTTGCGCTCCTCATCGGGGGTGGTCTTCTTGACGTTCTCCTCAACCGGCATCAGCTTCTCGATCTGATGCTCGTTGAGGCCCTGGAGGAACTCACGGTCCTCCTCGCCGAAGCGGGTCTTGTCGCTCTGGATGATCAGCTCGACCTTCTCCGCACAGCACGGCTTCTTGTCCTTGTCACTCATCGCTTTGGTCTTCCCTCCTTCGTTGGTCTGCGCCACGATGTCGACATAGTCGACCTCACGACGTACAGGCACCGGTTCCCCGGTGAACTGAACAGCGTTGTTAGCTCCGATGGTATAGTCCTGGCGGAACAGCCCCCCAGGACCTCCACTCTCTCTCGTCAGGACCTCGTAGACGACGTACCCGTCATACACCTCCTGGAGGAAGTGTACCTTAGTATTGTCGTCCATCGTGTCCAGCTTGGCTTGGATAGCCGACATGCGCTCCCGATAGCCGCGAGCATTGATCTCGATCGCGGCAAACCCCAGCCCGCTCAGATCCTTGAGCACCTTTAACTTGTCCGTAGTACCACCACCTCCTCCATTGTTCATATGCGCCCGCACTCCACAGCCATCCTCCCAGGAGCAGGCCCCCTGTGCCCCAGGGAGAAGGGCCAGATGGTCGGGCCTGTAGTTGCGGGCGATTGCGTTGTAGTGCTCCCCATTCCATTCCCCTGAAGTCAGCTCGTCGTCGGACCACACCCCGATGCTGACATCAAGCGGCTTCGCCTGGAGGATGTAGCCAAGAGCGGCTGAGGAGACCTGGCGGAGCTTCTCCTCATCCAACCAGGCCTCGGCAACGAGCCTGTTCCCGTCGATCTGGGTATTGTAGACCCTCCCTACTGTCTGCCTGTCGATGACCTCGGGAGAGTTGGCAGAGATACTGGAACCACCCTCTTCGGGGTGCATGATACAGACCGGGATACCATTCCAGGAGCCCGGCCAGCGCGACAGCTCCTCAGCCAGGTGGAGGAGAGGCCCGTGGCTGCCATGATGGACCCCCTCAACCATCATCACCACCGGGACCACCAGGTGCTTCTTGTTCTGGTGCATCTCGGTCCTGATGGAGTAGCCAACGGTCGTAGCGTGCGTCCGAACGGCGTTGAACGCACCCTCATTGCCTACAACTCCGTTGGCCTGCCGGATCGCTGAGGCCTCACACTCAGCCTGTGGCTGGTTCTTCCCCAGACAACTCTGAAGGGCACCATTTGCCACTCGGACCCACTGCCGTTTCTGACGGTCACTAAGGCCCGCCTTTTGCCGCTCGACATCGGCTACTGTCCAGGGCATTTGATATTCCCCTCCCTCTTCCTAAACCCCACAGTTGTGGCCTTGCACAAACGCATTGTTAGCGAGCAAGTTCCGATCTTCGGGTGGCAAATAACTTCCGGGCATCTTCGATTTCCTGAGACGTTAGTTTAACAAAGCTTTTGTATGGGGATCCACTCTTCCAAGCAAAAAACGGTTGCTCAAATTGCATACCGGTGGGGTCAACTAAAACACCCGCCTTCCTAGCATATAGTAGTACGTGTTCCTCTTCGACAAACATTACACTATAGGGCTGGAGACTTTTAGGTTGCCCAAGGCGGTCCCACAACGACACGGCGGCTTGATCACAGAATCCCCGACCACCGTCCTCAGCGACATCAATATTTAACTCCTTCAACATGCTTTCACACTGTTGCTTCATCCACGTGTGCTCAGCCGAAGAGGAATCTATAAGCCGATCAAAATCAAAGGTCCCATTCGTCAACGACTGCCTTATGGGATCAACCACCTCACCCGGAGGCGTCTCCAGAGCAGGAGCAGGCTCCTCCACCGCGGCCTTCTTCACCTCCGCCGGGAGAGCAATGCACCGGCAGAGGGGATGGAGGGGGATCATTGACTCGATCTGATCGAGAGTGAAGACTTGACCCGTAAGACCAGCACACTCCTCACAGACCCGACCATCTCCGGCGTCAGCCCACTCCGCCTGAACAGTGACTCCCTCAAGGCCCCAGTTCCGGTACTCCTGGATAGTGGCGACGTGGTGAGCCCGGATGATCTCTGTCCGAGCCAGCAGCTGCGCCCGCCTCTCAGCCGGGATGAATCGCCCGAGAGTGTCGGTAATGCCAAGATTGCCAACCGGCCCGCTAATCGTCTTGGTCAGAAGCCGGGCAATCTCCCTGGGGTTCTTACCATCAGCCATGCCCTGAGAGAGAACCCGGGAAATCTGGGAGTCCATTGAAGCCGTGACACCCTTAAGCTCCTGAAAGGTGCGACTGTATAGCAACCCAACCCGATCCAAGTGGAAGGGCTGGTTAAAGGCGACATTCATGCCCCCTTGCAGCTCGATGGCCGGGGCATCGAAGCCCGCTCCGATCAACTCCCTCCGCCCACGGAGGATACCCTTCTGGTACGCCGAGGTGACGTACTTGTTGGTCCAAGCCTCCTCGACCCCCATCCCGATCTGATGCCGGGTGGTGACCTGGAGGATTCCCTCTTTCTCCTGCCTCCCCAGCCACTCCATAAAGGCGGTGACCTTGTCTCCAGACCGGGTGAAGTCGAACGCCTGGTGGCCCGGAGTGCTAGCAAGGATGGAGAGAGTCCGGTCTCCCGGCTTGTTCAGAGCGAAGCAGTCTTCCTCAACCACGGCCTTGATGATCAGGGCCCGAAGCTTACGGAAGCGGGCCTTCATGTCTCTGGCAAAGGCATTCCGCAGCCCAGTGGTGTGGGTCGGGTCCCAACCCGATCTTCCCTTTGCCTGGGTCAGCAGATGACGATGACAGCTACACGGAGTACGCTTTTTCATTTTGCTACCGGAGTGACCTCTCCTACAGGAGTGGTAGGTGCCACCGGGACTTCCACCCCCAGGGCCCGCTGCTCCTCTTCCTGCTTCTGGAGTTCCTCGTCAAGCTGCCGCTGGAGTTCCTCTTCCTGCGCCTGCGCCTCCTCCCTCATCTCCCCGATCAGGGTGATGTCGTCGCTGGAGAGACCCAGGAAGAACTCCAGGAAGGCGTCCGCCGGCAGGATTGCCTCAGCCGTCGGTGAAGTGGCATAGGCACGCAGCGCCTCAGCCCTGATCCGACCGATCTCCGCCTTCTCCTTATCTGAGGGAGCGTAGGGGTCCTGCCAGTCAATCGTATACCCCTCCTCCTCAGACTGGGAAGCGGGCAGGACTCCGTACTTTATCAGCCTGTCAACGCAGGGGTAGACGATTCTGGGCCCGGCGTACTCCCCCCGACGGGCCACAATAAGGTCGAACCAAGACGACCGGTCCTGGGAGGAGGCCAGCTCCCCCCGCTCACTCCCCGTCAGGATGCGGAGAGGGATGCCCACCACAGCACTGATCATCTGGAGCTGCGCTGTGATGTGGGGCGTGGGGTCGGCAACCTGAGGAGCCATGGCCTCAAAGGTGATCCCCTTGTTGACCATGATCCTGCGGAGGTTGTGCTCAAACTCGTCCAGCTTCCCTTTCAAATCTTCTTCCACGCCCGTTGTCAACTCGTAGTCGTCGTCAATCTTCCCCTGGTAGCCGGGGCGGGCTCCCCGCCAGAACATCTCGGCGCTACCACCCACCAACTTCTCCAGGTCGATGAGCCGGTTCAGAATGGGCTCCAAGACTGGCGATCCCACACACTCCGACTCCAACGTCTCACCAGCCACATGGATCACTCGGGAGTGGTGGGCCATGAGAGTGGTTGTTCTGTCGGCGTTGCCAGGGGCGCTGATCTTGAGTTCGTAGGAAACAGGGAGCCCGTACCGCTCACTCTTGGGATTCTCCTCCCAGGTCTTGATCGTAGCCGATCCCTCCCCAAGAGGGTTGACGTAAAGCAGCTTCCGCTTCCCCTTGGTCACCTCGCGAGAGACCATCTCTGGAGAGGTCACATCATCAAGGCCCAGGAGAAGGATCCCATAGTGCCCGATGCAGGTCAGCTTGTCGAGGCGGACGAACTTGGACTTGATTTGATGGGCCTTTTCCAGCCACTGCCACCCCTTCTCCAGTGCTGTCTCCTTGTCATCCTCTGACTCGAGGATCCCGAACTCCCCAGCCCAAGTGGCCTCTACCGGACGGTCAATGACCGCTCTGGCGATGGACTGCCGGTAGTATCTGGCCAGAAAGTCCTCATAGGAGGGAGTAGTCAGCGGGTAACCGAGGGCCTCGTAGATGTTCCGGTCCCCATCATACTGCTTCCCCAACCTGGCCATAAGACCAGCGCGGGTCAGCACTGCTGAAAACGCCCGTAGAAGATTATCCTTCACCCTCATCATGTCACCTTCTTCAAGTTGACCACCGTGAACTCCATATGGTCCTTGAGGGGGAGGTCGTCC